CAAGTAAAGCTGTAACAGATTTTCCTTTTCCTAAACTAAATGATTTTACAAAAGGATTATTTCCTAGCCAATTATTTACAGTAGCTTCCGCAAGTGGGGCAGGTAAGTCCACAATCTGTAGAGAATTCTGCCATCACTTCTTGAAGAGAGGATTGAAGGTTGGCTATATAGGACTAGAAGAATCAGTACAAAGAACACTTCAAGGTTTGGTAGGCATTGACTTGAATGTTCCTTTACATCTAACTGAAGATGGTATAGATGAAGCGAGCTTAAAGACTGCCTTTGATAAACTTACTTCAAGTCGTAATCTGTTTTTATACAATCACTTCGGTAGTCTTGAACCTGATGTACTGCTTGAACAGATCAGATACTTGGCAACAGTAGATGGAGTGCAGGTAGTAATCCTTGACCACATCAGTATAGTTTTATCTGGTCTTGAGTTAGACAATGAACGCAAAGCAATAGATATTATAATGACCAAGCTAAGAAGTTTATGTGAAGCTACTGGTATAGCTCTTGTATTAGTCAGTCATTTACGCAGACCACAAGGACAATCACATGAGTCAGGCAGGGAAGTTGATACCTCTGACTTGAGGGGATCTCATTCACTACTCCAACTAAGTGATGTAGTGCTGAGTGCATCTAGAAACCAGACAGGAGATGCTAGTGAAAGACAGCGATTACAGCTAAAGGTACTTAAGTCTAGACATACAGGGATGACAGGAGAAGTAGATAAATTATTATACGACCAAAAGACAGGTCGATTAATTGTATATGAAAATGATTTTGCTGAACTATGACTTTATTAATTGATGCTGATTGGCTAGTTTATTCTTCTTGTTGTGCTTGTGAAATAGATACAAGATGGAATGAATGGCAACATACTCTTCACTCTGATGAAAGAGATATAATGAACCTGATTGAAAGCAGGTTAGAAGTATATAAACAGATAGCAGAAGACAAGCATGATGTGGTTATGTGCTTTACTTCTTACCCTACATTTCGACATGAGATATTTCCTGAGTACAAAATGAATAGGATAGGTAAACGAAAACCATTAGCACTAAAAAGTATTATTAAAAAAATTAAGAATGAATATGAATCTGCTGCCTATCCAAACCTAGAAGGAGATGATGTTCTTGGGTTGTTGGCTACTAATGGTCAGTATAAAAATCCAATCATAGTCTCAGTAGATAAAGACATGAAGACTATACCTTGTAAGTTAATACAAGAAGATGAGATCTTACATATAACAGAGAAGAAAGCAGATAGGCATTGGTTTGAGATGTCACTAGCTGGTGACTCTGGTGATGGTATCGCAGGTCTTAAAGGTATGGGTATGGTTACTGCTTCCAAGACACTAGCCAATACTCCAGATACTAGAGATGCACTATGGTCTAAGGTACAGGAGACATATACAAAGAAAGGTTATAGTATTGCTGATGCTATTCTCAACGTAAGACTTACAAGAATACTTAGAGAAGGAGATTATAACTACAGCACAGGTGAAGTAAAACTTTGGCAGCCATAAAAAAATCTCTAGATAGAACCACTTACCTAGAGATTTTTTATTGCGTTGCAACAAGGTAACCACTCCTTGCTATCTACAGCGTAACATATAATATAGATATATCTTTTAAATCTTTGTGTCTTTACCAGTAATTACTGACGAACTTATTGAAGCTTTAGATCAAGTGTTTCCTAATAGACATCCAGACCTATCGCTATCTGATCGAGAAGTATGGTATCGTGCAGGTCAAAGATCTCTTGTTGATTATTTAATAGAACAACAAGCTAGACAAAAAGAAACCATGTTAACCAATAGAGTACTGGAGAGATAGTTATGTGTCTTGGAGGAGGTGTAGCTAGAATGACTCCACCAAAAAGTGAATATCAAAATAGACCTGTTACTGTAACTGGTTCACAAGTTGGAGTGGAGAATCCTAAAGATACAGCTAAAGCAACCGAAAGTTTAAAGATAAAAAGAAAGAAAAAAGAAGGTACATATGTAGATCCAAATTTAACTACTGTTAAAAAATTAACATGAAGGCTACAATAAGTAGAAAATCATCTGACTGTTATTCAAAGGTAGGAGTTTAATTATGTGTTTAGGAAGACCAAGCCCACCACCATTACCAGATCCAGAACCAGTTGATTCTGCTATCGAGAAGACTGCAACCAAAGTTGCTATTGGTGACAATAGAACTATGGGTCAATCTAAGAATAAGAAAAAGAAAACAGGAAATAAAGTTACAGGAGGTAAGATTGCTAGAGCAGTAGCACCAAGAAGATTAGGTACAAGGTCTTTACAAATACCTTTACTATCTAATTCTTCTAGTACTGGAAACTTAAACTACTCTTAAAATGGAATACACTTCACAAGGCACAACCGCAGCAGGTAGATATGAAGCTCTTGTTAGTAGTAGATCAACCTACGATAGAGAAGCAAAAGAATCATCAAAGCTAACGATACCTAGTTTAATACCAGAACAAACATCAGGTACTAGAGCTAGGATCAAGACACCTTTCCAAGCTACTGGTAGTCGTGGAGTTAATAGCTTATCAAATAAATTATTAATGACTTTGCTTCCACCAAGCACAGCATTTTTTAAATTAGAAATAGATGATCTTGAAATAAAAAAGCAAGGACAAGAAGCACTACAAAGTGAGATAGATAAAGGACTACGCACAATAGAAAATGCTTTGATGAATCAGATAGAAATATCTAATGATAGAGTTGCTATGTTTGAAGCACTCAAGCATTTAGTGGTATCAGGTAATGTTCTTCTTTACCTAACAGATAAAGGATTAAAAGTATATCCACTATCTAAGTTTGTTTGCAAGCGTGATGAAGTCGGTAATGTTTTAGAAATCTTAATTAAAGAGACAGTACATCCACAAGCTTTACCTCTTGAGTTCTTAGAGCAGATTAAAAAGAAAGAGAACTATGATTCAGATATGATGAAGGGAGACTTGGATATATATACATCTATCAAAAGAATGAATGATGACTTCTTTTGGTTTCAAGAATGTAAAGGAGAAAAGATACCTAACACAGATGGCAGATCAAAAGTAGATGTCACTCCCTTTATTCCTCTCAGGTTCATTCGGGTGGATGGTGAAGATTACGGAAGAGGATATGTTGAAGAGTATCGTGGCGACTTGATTAGTCTTGAGTCTTTAATGCAAGCAATCATTGAAGGTGCTGCTGCTTCTGCTAAAACTTTATTCTTAGTTAATCCTAATGGTATTACAAGAGCAGCCACTATAGCTAAAGCACCGAATGGTGCTATACGAGAAGGGCAAGCTTCTGATATTTCTGTCATGCAAGTAGGAAAGAGTGGAGATTTTTCTGTTGCTTTTAGTGCAATACAAAGAATAGAAGCAAGACTTGAGTTTGCTTTCTTGATGGCTAGATCAGTACAACGTGACGCAGAAAGAGTGACAGCAGCAGAGATAAATCTTATGGCACAAGAACTAGAGAATAGTCTTGGTGGTATCTACAGTATCTTGACTCAAGAGTTTCAACTACCATACCTCAGACGTAGGATGCACCTGTTAGTAAGACAAGGCAAAGTTCCTAAGTTACCTGATGATCTAGTCAAACCTAAGATAGTGACAGGGCTACAAGGACTTGGTAGAGGTAATGATAGAAACAAACTTATAGAGTTTATTGGAACTGTAGCTCAAGCTCTAGGACCAGATGTAATGAGACAGTACGTTAATGTGGATGAAGCGGTCAAACGTCTTGCTACCAGTATCGGAATAGATACTGCTAACCTAGTAAAAACACAAGAGGAGATCCAAGCCGAGCAACAAGCTGCACAACAACAACAGCTTATTCAAAGTCTTGGACCTGCTGCTTTAGGTTCACGTTTGCTTGATCCTAAAGTAAATGCTGAAGCTGGTTTAGCTGATGCACAGGCACAACAATTACAAGGAGGACAACCTGATGCCAACCAAGAAGCCTAGTAGAAAAAGAGATGATGACGGAAAGTTTATTTCTGAATCTGAAAAAGCAATCGTTAGTCCCATAGGAGAGAACGAAAAGAACCCTGTACCAGACAAGTCAGGCGACCACGTTACTGGCAATGGTAATACAATTCACTATAGTTAAATAAAAAACACTATGACTTCATCACAAGTACAAGTCTCTGAAACCCCACCAGTTTCCCAACAAGACCTCGAAGGTTTAAAAGATGAGAATGGTTTGTATGCTGGTAAATTTAAAACTGTAGAAGATCTTGCTAATAGCTACAAAGAACTAGAAGGTAAGCTTGGTACAGTAACAGAAGAAGCACCAGCAACAGAAGAAGTAGAAGAATCTACTGGTGTACCAGAAGGATATGAAGATTACTACCAAGAAGATGGAACTGTAGATTACGCTTCTGTAAATGAAAACTACGGAGAAATATTAGGTGAGATCTTTAAAGAGAACAGCATTGATCCTTATAAAATTAGTGCAGAGTTTCATAAGAATGAAGGTGAGATACCAGAAGAAATGTATCAGTCTTTATTAGATGCAGGTCTATCTAAAGGTGCTGTTGACCGATACCTTACTGGTGCAGCAGTAGATAGTGGTTATACAGAAGAAGGTGAAGAAGGTGCTGCTGCTGAACTGCCATCTCAAGAAGTAAAAGATATAAGAGACTCAATAGGGGGAGATGAAGCTTATGGCAAGATGGTTAGTTGGGCTTTAGATAACTTACCTAAACCTGAGATCGAAGCTTTCAATGATGCAACAAATACAATGTCTGGTCCACAACTAGGTATGATGGTACAAGGACTATATACAAGATACCAAAACGCTATGGGAGTTGAACCAAATCTTTATTCTGGTAAGTCTGCTTCTAGTGGAGTTGCACCTTACAGATCAACAGCAGAAGTTATAGCTGCTATGGGTGATCCTCGTTGGGAAAAAGATATGACTTATACAGAACAAGTCAAAGCACGTTTAGAAAATAGTAGCGTCTTTGGGTAATGGCTAAGTTATGTGCTAGAGGTAAAGCAGCAGCAAAGCGTAAGTTTAAGGTTTACCCTTCTGCTTACGCTAATGCTTATGGCGTTAAGGTCTGTAAAGGACAGGTCAAGGTTGGTGGTAAAAAGAAAGTAGCTAGTGGCTACACCAGAAAATCATTGAGGGTATCTTAATCATGCTTAAAGGAAATCAAAATAAATTAGATGTTAACAAAGATGGCAAGATAAGTCGTGAAGACTTTAAAATCTTAAGTAAGAACTCTAAGAAAAAAAAGAAAAAGAAATGAGCAAACTTACACCAAAACAAATAGTTACTCTCAACAAACATTCAAAGCATCATTCAAAAAAACACATGGATATGATGAAGAAGATGATGCGTGAAGGTGTATCGTTTGAAGCGGCACATAAGAAAGCACAGAAGCAAGTAGGTAAATGAGTTTACGCAGATGGTTTAAAGAAGAATGGGTAGATGTAAAAACAGGTAAACCTTGTGGTCGTCAGAAAGGTGAGAAGCGAGGAGGTTACCCTGCTTGCAGACCTTCTAAAAGAATTAGTAGTAAGACTCCAAAGACTACAAAAGAAATGAGTAGTAGTGAAACTAGAAAATTTAAAACAAGTAAGACCAGTTCAAAGAAGATAGCTTATCAACATAGACGTAAAAAAAATAATCGCAGCAGTTTAAAGATTGCGTAATAATGCTATATTTTAAATAGCTTACATCTCTTATGTCTGTATCTCTTACTAAGAAGGACAAAGACCCTACAGGGGGTTTGACTGCTTCTGGTCGTAGGAAATATAACCGAGCAACAGGTGGAAACTTGCAAGCACCTGTTACTAAAAAGACAGGTCTTTCGCCTAGACAAAAATCAAGAAGGAAATCTTTTTGTGCAAGAATGTCAAAAGCAAAAGGACCGTTAAAGAAAGATGGTAAGTTAACTCGCAAAGCCCTTGCTTTAAGGAAGTGGAATTGTGGGTCAGTATAAATTAACAAAGTAGAAATCTAAATATCTAAGTGCCTGATGCGTCAGATACCACTTGTGAAAAAGGATTGAAGCAAAGTTAGTTTCTCAAATTTGTAAACATTAATCAAGGAATTTTACTATGGCTAACGCTACAGTCTCACGCCTTGGTTTGGTTAACAATAGTGGAACAGGCTTTGATGCCCTGTTTTTAAAAATTTTTAGTGGAGAAGTCCTAACTTCGTTTACTAGAAATAACATTTTTAATGAACAGCTTCATTCAGTTCGTACTATTACAAGTGGAAAATCAGCACAGTTTCCTGTTCTAGGAACTGCGACTGCGGCTTATCATACAGTCGGAAATCCATTGGTAGGAGCAAACCAAATCAAGGCAAATGAAAAGGTTATCACAATAGATGATCTTCTAATTGCACAGAGTTTCATTGCTAACATTGATGAACTCAAGAATCATTATGACGTAAGAGCAACTTACGCTGATGAGCTAGGAAAGGCACTAGCTAAAACTTATGATGAAAACGTAGCCAAGCAAATTTGTAATGCGAGTCGTGCATCTACTACTCTTAGTGGTGGTAATGGTGGTATTGTCTTAACACTTGCTAATGGTAATACAGCATCTTCTGATGTTACTGGTGATGAGATAGCAGCAGCTATCTATGATATTGCACAGACAATGGATGAAAGAGACATTCCTCCAACAGATCGTTTCTGTGTACTACCACCTGCTGAGTACTACAAGCTTGCTGAATCTGCTACCAGAACTGTAGATACAGACTTTAACCCACAAGGTAATGGTTCGTTTGCTTCTGGTAAGGTACAACAAGTTGCTGGCATCCCTGTAATGATGTCTAACAACGTACCTCAGTCAAACAGATCAGCAGCATCAGGTGAGAACAACGCTTACAACGGTGACGACAGTAAGACTATTGGTTTAGTTTTCCATAAGTCTGCTGTTGGTACAGTTAAGTTGATGGATATGACTACTGAGATCTCTGGTTCTGACTACGGAATCATGTATCAAGGTACATTAATGGTTGCTAAGTATGCTCTTGGTCATGGAATTCTAAGACCAGAATGTGCAGCTACTATTAAGTTATCTGCTTCTTAATTTCAATTTATAGGGTATCTTATTATTAGATACCCTTTTTTTTATTATCATGTATTCATCAAAGAAAAAGAAAAAAAAGAAAAAAGGTGGGAGGGATTCACTTAAAATAAAAAAGTATTAAACAATGACTGTAGCTGCAACCACAGAGCTTGAAGCAATCAACATAATGTTAGCTGCTATAGCGGAAGCTCCAATAAATAGTTTGACAGGCACACTTCCAGTAGATGCTGTAACTGCCAGATCAACTCTTACTGAATTTAATAAAGAAGTACAGTCAGAAGGTTGGTCTTTTAATACTGAGATAGATGTAACTCTTACTAGAAATGGATCAAATCAAATTAGTTTGCCAGCTAACGTCTTAAGAGTAGATGCAAATATACATCAACATCCAACAATAGATCCTATACAACGTGGATTAAAATTATACGACAGACAAAATAACAAGTTTGAATTTGAAGAAGATTTAATTTGTACTGTTGTTTACTTTAGAACTTTTGATGAGATTCCAGAACAGGCAAGAAGATATATCAACATCAAAGCTGCAAGAGTATTTGTTGATAGGTTGGTAGGAGATCAAGGGCTAAGAACATATACACAAGAAGATGAAACAAGAGCAAGAACTATACTTACAGAGACAGATTATGCAAATGCAGATCACAACCTATTAAGAGGAGATCCTTCTCTTACCAGTATCTTTGATACTTATAATCCTTCTAGTGCATTAATTAGATAGCTATGCCTGTTATATCAAGAGCTATACCTACATTATTGAGAGGTATATCACAGTCTTCTGATGCTTTGAAGCAACCAGATCATGCAGATATACAAGACAATGCAGATAGTAACCCTGTTCTTGGTCTAACAAAACGAAGTGGTTTTCAATATGTAACTGCTTTATCTTCTTCAACCCTTGGTAATGTTCATATTCAAACTATTAATAGAGACTTAAGTGAAAGATATGTAGCTGTATTTAGTAATGGAAATGTAAAAGTTTTTGAATTAGATGGTACAGAACTAACAGTAAACAAACCTGACGGTACTGCTTATTTAAATACTTCTACACCTAGAAGTGTAATGAAGACTGTTACTATTGCTGACTTTACATTTGTAGTTAATACCAGTATTACAGCAGCAATGGACACTACTCTTAGCGGTGGTACTGGAACAAAAGCAATTATATTTATTAATCAGGCAACGGCAGATACAACCTACTCAGTAACGATAGATGGAGTTACGGTTACTGATGATACTTCTGGAGATTCTACTCTTAGTACAGATACCATAGCTGCTGATTTAAAGTCTGGTCTTGATTCTGGTCTGTCTGGTTTTACGATTGCTAGAAATGGTCCTGTTTTATATGTAAGAAAAAATGATAATTCTAATTTTTCTATAGATGGTAGTGATACTCAAGGTGATACCAAGATGACAATAATAAAAGATTCAGTACAAAGGTTTACTGATCTACCAACAGTTTCACCTAATGGATATGTAGTAGAAATAAAAGGAGATGACGATACAAACTTTGATAACTACTATGTAAAATTTGTTACTAATAATGGTGGTGCTTTTGAAGAAGGGCAATGGGAAGAAACAGTAGAAGCTGGTATTCCTTTTAAGTTTGACTATGCCACTATGCCCCATGTCTTGATAAGACAAGCAGATGGTAATTTTAGATTTGCAAGAGTAGATGGTGATACTTATACAGCAGGTGGTCAATCATTTACATTACCTAAATGGGGAGAAAGAACTGTAGGTGATGTTATATCTGCACCTGATCCTTCCTTTATTGGTCAAAAAATTAATAACGTATTCTTTTTTAGAAACAGATTAGGTTTTCTTGCAGGTGATAATGTAATTCTTTCTAGGGTATCTGAGTTTTTTAACTTCTTTCCTGAGACAGTTGTATCTGTTTTAGATAATGAACCTATTGATGTGGCTGCTTCTCATACAAAAGTAGCGATATTAAAAAGTGCAGTAACTATGGGAGAGAAACTAATACTTTTCTCAGAACAAACTCAGTTTGTATTAGCAAGTTCAGCAGATAACCTTACACCTAAGACAGCTAACGTACTGGTAATAACTGAATTTGAAAGTAGTTCTGCTGCACAACCTGTACCTTCTGGTAGTTCTATCTACTTCTTAACTCAGAAAGGATCTTTTGCTGGTATTAGAGAATATATTTTACAAGGAGAATCACAGATAAGAGATGCAGCAAACATAACTATCCATGTACCAAGACTGATACCAAGCAATATATTTAAAATGGCAGTATCAACCAACCAAGATATTCTTGTCTTATTAGGTTCAGATGATCCTAATAAATTATATGTATATAGATGGTTATATGGAAAAGAAGGCAAGTCATTAAGTGCTTGGTTTACTTATACAATCAATACAAATAGATCTATCTTAAATGTAGATTTTATTGGTACAGATTTGTTTGCAGTTATTGAAGAAGCAAACAAAGTAACTTTAGAAAAGATACCATTTGAAACTGAATTTAAAGAACCTAATGCAGAATTTGAATATCATCTTGACCATAAAGTAACTGAAGCAACTACTGGTGTATCAGTATCTTATAGCTCTGGTACTGGTCTATCTACCTTTACAGTTCCTTATAGATTAAGAGCAAGCATGAATATAATTGGTAGATATTTAGCTAATGGAGAAACAAGTACTTTTGTAGATGCTCAAGGCAATACAAAGACTCTTGTATCAGGACAAGTCTTGAGTACTTCTAATACAACAAATGGATCTACTTCTACTATTACTGCTATAGGAGACTATAGAAATAGTAAATTTATTATTGGTGAACCTTATGAAATGCACTACAGATTTAGTAAGCAAAGACTAACAGAACAAGGTGCTGGTTCTCCTGAGTATGTAGGTACAAGATTACAACTACATCATTTTTATATAAAGTACGAAGAAGCTGGATTTTTTAAAGTAGAAGTAACACCTGAGAATAGAAACACAAGTACTCATAAATTTACTGGTCGTCTGCTTGGTGCTGCGTCTGCTGCTATCGGTCAGATAAACCTTGATACTGGTACATTTAAAGTACCTATAATGAGTAAGTCTGATAGGGTAGATATAGATATAAAAAATGATACCTTTCTTCCTACACGTTTAGCAGGTGCAGAGTATGAAGGTACTTTTCATATAAGGAGCAGAAGAATATAGTGGGTTATTTAAGAAAATCTAAGCTAGAAGATTTTAAATTTGTAGTAGAAAACATGAGAGAAATGGACAGGCTTGAATCTTTCTATCAAACAGATATGACTCCAGAAGATGCACTTAGTTATACTTTTTTAGGTAGTAAAACTAATATGACTATTGCTTCTGATGATGACCAGCCTATAGGTTTATGTGGTGTATTTAAAGATGGTTGTATATGGTGTATTGCTACAGATGAATTGTTTGATAATAAAAAATATAGAATACAATTAATAAGACAAGGCAGAGATTGGGTTGATAATCTACTTGAGTCTTATAAAATACTTTATAATTATGTATATGCAGAGAACACTTCTGCTATAAAATGGTTAAAAAGTCTTGGGTTTACTTTTGTGAAACTACATGAATGTTATGGTAAACAAAAGAAACCTTTCTACGAATTTCTGAGGATTGCCTAGATGTGTGTTGGTGCTGCATTATTAGGAGCAGGTTCTACAACAGCAGTAGCAGGTGGTATATCTGCTGCCACAGCATTGAATATAGGCTTGGGTCTTACTGTAGCCAATGCTTTTGTCGGTAGGGCTGCTGCACAAGATAGAGCTAATCAAACTTATAACCAAGCATTGATAGCTAACCAATCAGCAGAAGATGATAAAAGACAACGACAATTAGCTCTTTCTGAAAGAAAAGCAGAAGAAGAAAAGTTTGCAGCACAAGATAAGTTTGCTAAAACTATTGATGCTTTACAAGCTAGTCGATCTATAATAGCTTCAGAACAAGCTGGTTCAACTGTAGGATTATTATTAATGGATCAAGATAGACAAGCTGCTAACTATAGAGAAAAAATAAATCAGAGTATTGAATCAATGAATAGACAGTATCTATTTAATATTCAACAAACAGAATCACAATTTGACAGTAGAAGAAATCAATTACAAAGTAATATAAATGAAGCTTATAACGCTATACCAAGTCTAGGTCAAACCTTATTAAATATCGGTACTCAAGGTGTCGGTATGTATCTCGGAGCAGCAGCTATCTAATTATGGTTTTACAAGTTGGCACTACAAATTTTCAAAGTACAGCAGGTGAAAGTTCTAGAAATCCTGTAAATACTTTTGTTGAACCTGTAAGCGTTTTACCTAAAACTGGATTGATGGAGTTGGCTGATACTTTAAAATCTATAAACCCTACATTACAAAAACTTGTTAACTTTCAAATAGATAAAGCAAAACAAGAAGGTGTACTAGAAGGACAAAATTTATTATTAGGTGCTGATGAGAAACAAATTACACAGATAAAAAAAGAATTATCTGAAAAAAAAGGCAACAGAATTATGAGAAATTTTGTTGGTGGAAATATGTATATAGAATATGGAATAGAAAAACAATTAGCTATGAATTTAGGAAACATAGCAGAAGGTAAAACTAATCAATTCTTTGCAAATTATTCTGTTCAAGTACCAAATAAAAAAGGTGGTACTACTCCTATTCCTTTATCTCAGTTTGATGTTAACTCTAAAGAGTTTCAAAGTGCTATAAATGAATTTAAAGAAACTCAATTATTAGATACAAAAGGCATAAGACCACAACTTTTAAATCAATTTTTCTTTCCACAACAAAATGCAGCTTTACGCAAAGCAATAAGCAAACAGGTAGAAGCAAAAGCAGATGCAAATATACAAAATTATTCAAATCTTATTACAGATACTTCATTACAATATTTCCGTAATATTGATAAATACAATGAAAATATTGAAGAAAATATTATAGATGTAGATTTTCAAGACGGAGAGAGCTATGCGTTATCTTTACTTCAAGAGGATGCAAACTATACATATAGATTAGGATTATCAGAAGTTGTTTCTCCTACAGGTATGGTTGAGATAATTAAAAAAAATGGTTATAGAATTTTAAATGATTTTGAAAATGGTAATACTTCTTGGGTAGAAGCTCAATCTGAATTAGATGATTATATAGATTTCATGTCAGGAATTACAGTAGGACCAAGTGGTACTAACAAAAAAGGATTGCCTGTACAAAAAACATTAGGAGAATTTTTAGATCAAGATGATAGCATTTTAGAACTTAAGAAAGACATCTATAAAAAAATCAATGATGTTAATAAAGAAGAATCAGATCTTATAGAAGCAAGTAATAAAAAAGATATTAGCGAAACTTTTAAAACTATTAATTATTCAATATCACCTTCAGACCCAAACTATACAAAAGTTTTAAAGAGTAATGTTGAAACTTATAAAGCATTACTAAGTAGGCACAAAGATTTAAGACAACATATTGTTAAAGAATATAATTTACGAAATGATAATATTGATCTTTGGTTTGATAGATTTACAAGAGATTATAATAATGGCAAATTTGGTAGTAAAGATAAAGCAAGAACAAGACTTGAGAGTTTTATGATTGCTTTAGGTTCAACTGCAAGTGATGAAGACAGAACAAAATATGATAATGCTTTAAAATTGATTGAAAAAGAAAATGCTCAAGGGGTGTTGTCTTCATATCCAGAATTTGAAACTACTCTTAAAAACATGAAAGAAGCTTTGAGAGAAGATAATAAGTCTGGATATACAGTAGTTAAAGTTGGATATACAAATGCCTTTAATGATCTCTCAAAACAATATAGAGATAAGATTGATAAATGGGCTACAACAACTTACAAAAATGAAAAAGAAAAAGATGAAGCAAAAGCTGAAATTATTGAATTTGTGCAATTACAAACAATAAAAATTGTAGAAGGTGACTACAATTTTGAAAATCGTTTACTCGAAACTTTATATTATAAAGCAAATCCAAACTTAAAAAAAACAAATAAAAAGAAAGTCAATAGCAAAATAGAAAAAATGAAAGGATTAGCTGATGGTGGTCCTGTTAAAAAAGATGTACCTGTAATTGTTGGAGAAGAAGGTAAAGAAGTTTTTGTACCAAAGAGTGATGGTAAAATAATATCTAATGATGTTATTGAAAATTCAAATCAAGAAGCAATTAAAGAAACAGAACAAAAAAATATTTATGAAGTACAAAGTGGAGATACGTTAAGCTCTATTGCTGATAAATTTGAAGGAGTAAATTATCTTAATATTGCTGAAACAAATGGCTTAGATACAACAGAGAAACAAAATAACATTAATGTTGGTCTTAAATTAGAAATACCAAAGATAACAATACAAAAATCAACAGGAGAAATTACACCACTTATAGAAACAAAAACAAATTTATGGAAGGGTTTTAATGGTGCTACTGTTTATGGAAGTGGAAAAAGAAAAACTAATTTAGAAAAAGACAGCAAGTATGTTAAGAGTGTTATAGATCATGCTTACGCTGATAGTTCAAGTCCTGAGATTCAACAGGAAGCTACAAAGATATATTCTAAATTATTTTATAGCAACGAGCCAGAAGACATCAAAACAAAAAATGCAATAGTAAATATGGTCTTAACTGAAGCGACTTTAAATAGCCCAGAAGATATAGCAGGTGTTGTTCAAAGTGTATTTATGAGAGTTGCTAGATCAAGATTAAATACTATTGACAGAGATCGTTTTAAAGAAAATATTATAGAAGAACTAACTAGAAAAGAAACAAATGATAAAGGTATATTAGTACCTATGTATCAAGGAATAGAAGATTTTACAGTTGAACAAATTACATCTAACAAACCAGTTAAAGAAACTCAAGAGATTTATAATAAAATCTTTAGTATGTTATGGGAAGATACTTCTCAAAAAGATAAGTAATGACTTTTACACCAACAAATAATGACTTAGGTTTTGATGAAGAAAAGCCTAATTTAAACATAGATCAAAAAATTAATGAACTAGGATTTGAAGACGAAACAACTGTTGATGCAGTAGAAGAAGAACAACCACAAGTTGAATTTACTAATAATTTTGATAATAAAAAAATATTTAGTACTGATAAAAGTTGGTTGGATTGGGACACAGAATATGATTTCAATGATTACACAAATACTTTTTTACAAGATGGTAGTGAACCATTCGATTTATATGCAGAGCCAAATGATAAGACAAGAAGCATCTTTAATAAAACTATAGACTTTTCAGTTAGAGAAAATACAGTACCAAACCTTGAATCACGTTTAAAATTTTTAAGCGTATATGATTTTATAAAAGGTAATCAATTTACTAACTTAGGTTTTAATAACAAACCAATCAAAGGATTAAGAGATAGAAAACAATTTTTTAAATTAATAAAACAAGAAACAGGTTTTACAGGCGAAGAATTTTTAGGAAATAAAATACCTAGAGAAAAAGTAGAAAGCGAAGAGTTTCAAAATGGTCTTACAAATGTAATGAAGCATTATGAAGACAAAGGTTTTACTATCAGTATGCTTGAAGCTGATGATGAGTCACAGCTAAATAAATTAGCAAAAGGCATGGGTATTGAAATAGGTGTAGGTATGACAGCAGATTATGTATTTGCACCTTTGCTTTTAGGTGGTGGTTGGTCTAAAGCTTTATATGCTCTTGGTCAATTTACAGTAGGTTATACAGCAGATATAGAATCACAAAAACAACAATTAAAAACAGAAGACAGAATAAATTTTAAACCTGACCAAAGAAGAGCTATTGCATCAGGTGTTACACAGATAATACCTTTTGGTAATACTATCAAAGGCTGGAAAGGTGTAGCTGCGTCAGGTGCTTATGGTGGTACTATTGCCACCTCTGAAACTTTTATTAGGGATTTACTTGGAGATGATATAAGTTTAAATGAATACTTTGCAAATGCAGGTTTAGGTATTGGATTTGGTACTACCTTAAAAGGTTCTATTGAAGGTTTAGATGGTGTTATAAAAAAATATAAAAACTTTAGATATGACAAAATTAATAATATATTTAATTTATCTAAAAAAGATATACAAATAGTTGAAGAAGCAAATGAAAACATAAAAAAAGCAACTAAAATTTTAAAGAATGATGTAGAAAGCAAAGGAGAAAATTACGACAATATTGGAGAAAAGTTAAAGAACGAAGGTTCTGGTACAAGTAGTCAAACAAATGTAAGACCTGTAGATGGTTCTGTCAGAACATATATAATGCCCAATCAATTTAAAAATACAAAACCTAACTATGGAAATGCACCAATAGTCTTTCAATCTGATTTTGATAAGATGTCTTGGTATTTGAGATATAAAAAAACAAAGCCACCTAAAAATGCAGATAAAATTTTAGAAAGTTTTATCACTCAAGGTTTTACTGAACAAGAAATAAGACAACATGGCACTAACTTACATGAAAAGATTAAACAAATAGTTACTGATAAAACAGGATCACCACAAGCAGGTCAAGGTAATACAGTAGGACTAACAATAGAAGTGCCAGCAGATGCTAAATACTCTCAAGAAGTGCAGACAAGTATTACTGGCAAAAAACAAAACTTAGGAGATCTTACAAAGAATCCTCAATCAGTTGAATTTATTAAACAATTCAAACCAAGACAACAAGAATTAGTAGAAGCAATAATTAGACAGTTAAAAGATGAAAATGTTTTTGTAGGCTCTAAGAGTCAAGTACAGACAAGACTTGAAGGTTTAGGAATGTTTGATGAAGGAGTTGTTAAGTTGTCCAATTCAACTGCAATAAAAGAATATGCAGAGATGTATGCAAAGATGTATAACCTAGTTCCTAGTGATTCTTTAAACTTTGCAGTCTCACAGGTTATAACACTAGCAACAGAAAACGTAGCTAATAAGAACCAAATAATGATGGACCTTATTAAGACAAAAGATTCTGCAAAGATACAAAAAAGTATTGATAACTTGTTTGAAGCACTAACAGATGTAGAAGAATGGCTTACACTTGGTCTTCCATTAAGAACACAAGCAGGTAGAACTGTTAAGTCTTTTGGTATGAAGACAGAACAAGGTATAGAAGGCAAAACAGTTGAAGAGATAACAGGTATGACACCTGCTGAAAAAGCTGCTGCTACTGCTAAAGTACCTGAGTTACAAATAGATATTGATGACGCAATATCAAGAAATCAATTATTAAAAACTAGACTTACAGAAGCTTTAGAAGAAGCTACAAAAACAGGAGATTATTCAAAGTTAAATCAAGCAGCAGTTACTTTAAAAGCAGCAAGTGGCGACCCTAGAAAACTTGTTGCATTACAAAATCAAGATGCTTTCTCTACTTTAGTTATGAAAGGAGCAGGTAAAGCTGTAAGGATTATAAATGAAATTGGTATTAACGCTGTTCTTTCTGGTCCTAATACACAAGCAATAAATTTATATTCTGGTGCAATGATGACATTTATGAAAGCAATGAATAATTTTGTGGGTGCTAGTAGTGTTCAAGAATTAAGGGCAGCCCAACAATATATGTCTTATTTATTTTATAACTTAGATTTTGGTGTACAAGCTTGGAAGAGATCATGGGATATGGAAGACAACTTTATTAATGTTGGCAATATAAAAGGAGATACAGGTCAACGATTTATTATATCTTCAGATTCTAGTTTTTGGCCTTTAAGAGCCTATGACGAATTTGGAAGAGTCATAAGATTACCTAGTAGATTAATGACTGCAAATGACGCTTTGATACAAGCACCTAATATTATTGCTGCTACTGCATTTGAAGCTTTTAATGAAGGTATTGGTAGAAATTTAGAAGGAGAAGATTTAACAAAATATATTAAAGGAACTGTAGATGGTGTTATATCTTATTTATTAAAAGGTCAAGAAGGAGAATTAGGAAGAATAGAAGATGGTGTGGTTCAACCAACTGATGCGGTAATACAAAGAATACTTACAAGAGCAAAAGAAGTTGGCAAGACTATTACCTTTACTCAAGATATAAGAACAGATGGTTATTTTGGTAAAGGTGCAAAGTTTATAAATGATGCAGCTATAAACAATCCTTTGGTTAGATTTTATTTTAAATTTACAAGAACTCCAACCAATATGATGTTTGAAACTGCAAGGTATTTACCAATAGTAAATATGCCAATACAAGTTACATTACCAAACGGAAAAAACGTAAATATAAATGTTGTAAACCAAGCACTATTGCCTGATATGGTTGCTGACTTAAATAGTCCAGATCCTTATGTGCGTCAGCAAGCTAATGGTCAAATAAGAATGGGTGCTGCACTTGGTACTTTAATGTTGTTTCTAACAAATAAACAATTTGAAGATGGAGATGACGAATATAAAAAAGAATTTTTAACAGGTGGTGGTCCTAATTTTTATACCAAAGAAGGTGCTGCACAATGGATTTCTATGTATAAAAATGGTTGGCGACCTTATAGTAAAGCTGTTTTACAGTATGACGAGAATGGTGATCCTTTGTTGAGAAATAGTAAACCTGTATATATTTATAAGAGTCTTGAGTTCATACCTGATCCACTAGCTTCTTTAGTAAGAACTTGGTTAGATTTTGCAGAGATGCAACCTTGGTTGCCTGATGAAGGAGAAGGAGTAGCAGAATATGTAGGAACTTGGTTTGCTTTTGTTGGTCGTAATATGTTTGGTAAAACATATACAAGTCAAATATCTGAGTTGTTAAAGTTCATACAAATTGGTGGAGGAATTAGCGAGCAAGGTATAGATGAAGGTTTGAAATATCAAGACAAAAAGCTTCTTGATTATATTGGCAGACAAGTTTCTGCTAACTTTCCTTATTCAAGTTTATTTAAAAGACTTGCAAGAGTACCAGCAGCTATAAAAGAAACAATGGGATTTTCTGAGGAAGATGCTAAAGCTTTATTTGAATCAACAGGAGATCCTACCCAATTAAGAAAATTTATAAAACGTGATTCAAAAACATACTCAGGAGATGGTTCTAATGAAAGTTTGCCATATAGTGATGAAGATTTTAACGCAGCCAATTTTGTAATTCAAGGTCTTGAAAATACATTAGATAAAATGTTTAAAGAAATCGTACCTTTAAATGTAGGTGGTAAGTTACCTTCACAAGTGGAGCATATAACTAATAATGTAGTAACTTATCCACGCAAAGAAGGAGGTCTTTTTCAATTCATTTACAATAGACCTATAGGAGAAAGTCAAAACTTTTTAGTTCTTGATGTTCAAGCAGAAATAGGTAGAATGTTACCTCCACCTCCAGATATTATAAGAGGATCAGTATTACCTAATTTAACTTCAGGAGAGTTTATACCAAAAAAATTAGATAGAAATGAATATAATACTTTGAAAAAAATTACAAACCTTGTAGAACTTAAATACAAAGGTAAGAATATGAATATAAGAGAAGCTATCAATGCAGAAATAAATGACCCTTATGTACAAGCATATAGAAGTACAATTAAAAATTATGGTTTACAAAGTGAGGAAGGACAGAAAGCATCAGAGCTTATATTCCAAAAATTATCAAAAGTTAATACTAAGTTTATAAAAGCAGGTATGATAGAGTATATGCAAACTGAAATGACAGAAGAAGACAGAAACAATAGAATAAATGCAGTTGAAGAAAAAAATCAAAACTTTAATAATGTATTGCTTGAAGAGTTTGATAAACTTAATTTAGGTACATTTAATAATAGTTCCTTCTAATCATGGCTACTAACACCACAGCGACAGCAACGACACATACTGGTAATGGTAGTACTAATAACTTTGCAATATCTTTTACGTTCTTAGCTAACAATGAAGTAGATGTAACAGTAGCAGGTGTCTTAAAAACATTAGATACTCATTACACAATTAGCGGATCAACAGTTACCTTTACTTCTGGTAACACCCCTGCTAATGGTGCTGCTGTTAAATTTCAAAGAGATACAAATATATCTGCAAAGAAAGTAGATTTTCAAGATGGTAGTGTTTTAACAGAAACAGATTTAGATACAAATAGTGACCAAGTATTATTTGCTCAACAAGAGATTACAGATAAATTATCAGGTATAGAAGAAGGAGCTACAGGAGATCAGACAAATGCAGAGATTAGAACAGCAGTAGAAGCTGCAACTGATAGTAATGTTTTTACAGACGCAGATCATTCTAAGTTAAATGCAATAGAAGCTTCTGCTACAGCAGACCAAACAGCAGCAGAGATAAGAACACTTGTTGAAAGTGCTAGTGATAGCAACGTGTTTACTGATGCTGACCACACTAAGTTAAATGGTATTGAAGCAAGTGCAACTGCTGACCAAACTAATGCTGAGATAAGAGCAGCAGTAGAAGCAGCTTCAGATTCTAATGTTTTTACTGATGCTGACCATACAAAATTAAATGCTATAGAAGCAGGTGCTACCGCAGATCAGACAGTATCAGAAATTAAAAGTCTTATAGCTGGCAGTCCTCTTGATGCAAGTCACTTAGCAGCAAATTCAGTTGATAGTAGTGAACTGGTAGATGGAAGTATAGATACTTCTCACCTATCTGCTGACTGTGTAGATGGTACAAAAATAGCTGACAATGCTATTGGATCAGAACATCTACAGGCAAATTCAGTAACGACTTCTGAAATAGCAGATGCAGAACTATCAACACTAGCTGGTATGCAGTCTGGTACAGCTTCTAAGTTAGCTGACAGTACAGCTTTGACTTCTGATATTGCAGATCTAAACCAGATAGATGGTATGGCAAAGCAGACTACCATTACTAATAGTGATAGTCATTTTCCTACTTCTGGTGCAGTTGTAGATTTTGTAGCAAATCAAATAGCACCTGTTGGTGGATTAGAAGTTATA